ATTTGTACCTTTATATAACCAGGGATTTTCATAATCCATCCTAAAAGTTTCATGTCATTCACTTTATTTAGATAGTAATTTCCAAGTTTCATTATAGTCTTTTACATTATACGCTATACCGCCTCTTTTTTCAACTGCTTGACCTAAACTGTAATCATTTCCACCTTCTTCCATTCTATCACCAAAGAAGTGTAACTCATCATCTTCATTAAAGTCTCTTAATATCTGACTCTTATCACTACCCAATGGACCAATATCAAGACCAGTCTGACCACCCAATGCTACAGAAAGATCTGGGAATTGGTTTCTAATCCTATCTGCAATATCTTGTCTTTCCAATCTTTCCTTATCCCACTTCACATATTCTTCCCTTCCAGCAAAAGCATCTTTACCTCTACCCAAAATACTAAAGTTAACTCCACCAGGTCTCCTCTCAATATGCAATCCATTACGAATAGGAAAACAACTATA